GATTTACTGCTTGTTTACTCATTCCTTCCCAAGCTGACTGTGCGTCATTCATTTGGATAGGTTCTATAACAGGTGCTGTGTCTTTACCGTCACTAAAAGTTATAAGTATTTTACCTGCATTTCCACTACCTGCGAATTTTTGGTTAAGCTGTCTTTCTATAGTTCTTCTTTCTTCTTCTGTTGGCACGCCTTGATTAAAGGAGCAGTGCATCGAAGGTGTCATTCCTGATGTTATATTAGATAAATGAAATTGTGCTATTTCTAATTCCATTTGTATCCAATCTGTAGCAGCTACATAATCAGGTGCAAAGCCATAAAACAAAGCTGGGTTTTTATCTCGGATCATTAGAATTTGACTTGCACTTGTTCTATCTTCTGTATTAAAAGCAGCATACGGTCTTGGTCTGTATTCAGATTTTCTTGCTTTAGACCAATCAGCAGAATAATAATAAGTATCTATTTCGCCGTCAACCATTTTACCACTTCTAATGTATTGTGCAGGTATATGTAAAATCTTTGCTATTTTGCTTCTATCTCTACTCCAAATAACATTTACATAACAACCACCGAATAGCTTTAAATCCATTGCTAAATCCTTTAGCACGTCATCACCTGAGTTATGCAGTAATTCTGTTAGTCGTAAATAGCTTTCTTTATTTGCTTCGCTTTCATCTGCATTGGTAGCAGCTAATCCTTCGCCATAAATCATAGCACCAATAGATTTTATCAATGCACCATTAATAGCACTACCTAAAAATAATTCTAATAAATAATTAGGATATAAATTATCTTCACCAAAAGAAACCCAATCTTGATTTGGTCTTTCAACTAAATGTGGAATGTTATAATGTGATAATTTTACTAAATTTAAATTCATAATTAATTAGTTATATATACGCTTTCTGTGTCAGCGTCATTAGTTGTGTATTCGGTGTAAGTTGTCGCCTCATTATTCGACTGTGCAGTTAAATTATAAAGACCTGTAAATACTAAATTGAAGTTTGGTACAAGTTCATCAGAAGGTAGTGCGTTATTTACATTTTCTCTTATGGTTATATCATAAAAGCCATACGGAAAATCACTATTACCAAGTGTAATAAATCCCGCATTAGCTACGGGTAATTGCGACCTTATACTATATTCCATTTTCACATACCTTTCTTTATTTGTAATATCCAACCCCCCTGCTCTTGGAAGAAAATTAACAAACTTGCCCGTTAATTGACTTGTTATTGTGATAATAGGGTCATATTGAATGTGGTCTTTATCTACATATTTATCATATATATTAACATAGATATAATTTAAATATGCAGTATTAGAATTATACTCCCCTTTAGTCGCCTGTATCATCTTTTTTCTTCTTTTTAGGTTTTTCTTCTATGAATAAAGCATTTCTAACGCTTTCATTAAGTCCTGCTATTTGCTTTTGTGTTAGTTCGTCTAAAGGTATATTTAAGCTATCAATACTTTTGCCTTCCCATTCTTTTTTAAGTTTCCAAGCCATAGTGTTTTATTATAAATATAAAAGTTTAGTTATTGTTTTTTAGTGTACAAAAAAAGGGGTAATAAAACCCCTCTTTTTTTTATATATTGAGCAACGATTAAGTTCCTACTGTAATAGTTAAATCAGCTTCATCTGTTAATCCATCAAACGGATATTTAGCAGTAGCAGCACCAGCACTTGCGGGTAGTTGAATTAAAGCATTCTTTTCTTCAGCACTCCATTCTATTGTGTACCCTGTCATATCAGCTTTAGCAGCACCCGTCACCACCGTTCCACCTGAAACGTGGCAGCCGTTATCAATACCTAACAAGAATACATTGTCGTTAGTATCTTGTACAAAAATCTGTGCTCTTGAGTATGCCATAAGTCTTAACTCATTAGTCATATCGTGATCTATCTTTTGTAGCGTCACGGATAAGGTTTGAGTAAAAAATGAAGTACCGTTAGCAGCATCAGAATTAATGTTTACTGTCATACTTGATAAATTAGGCACTAAATCATATTTAAAAACAGTAGTGGCACCACCTGCCTGACCTGACCAAGTAGCAAAACCTGCTGTAGTCATTTCAGTTGTATTTATAGTGGCAACAGCGTTGATGTTATTGTTGTATGTTTTACAAATATAAATAGCTTTAAGCCCACCAATTTGGTCTTTACAATCTATTGTTCGTCCTCTTGTAATATCACAAGCCATAATTATTTATTATTAAAAGTTAATAAAAGGGTGGTATATTTCAACCACCCATTTAAAGTATCTATTAAGTCCAAACAGATGTAGCAAATACACCGTCTGTTCCTACTGCTGTTTGTACACCCATTGCAAAGTTCATTACAACTCTTACGTTGTCAGAACCATCAAATTGATATGTAGGTATAACTCTTGCTTCAGTCCAATCAGTAGCTAAGTTAGTTCCTACTACAAGGTTTTCAGGATATGTAGCAATAATAGTATCATTGAACATACCAGGACAAACATAAATAGGGAAGCCCATATATGTTAATCCATTAAACTGACCTGCTGCACCTAATTGTTGAAATGTAGTAGCAGAAGCTAATTTTTGTGCATATAAAGCATATGTTTTCTGGTTCATATAAAAACCAAAACCTGGCTTAGATAAAATACCTTCTACAGAAGCAACAACCTTATCATATACCGCCGCTAAATCATCTAATATATCAGCAGTAGTAATAGCGCCATCTAAGTCAACTTCGTGAAAATCTTTACAAGCAGAAGCGTCTGCACCTGTTTCATCTAAAGAGCCATCATTAGACTGAAAGCCAACACCAAAAGGTGAAGAACCTTTCCAAATCATATTCTCAATATGAGCACCTGCTTTTGCAGCAATAGACGCTAATAAAAAGTCCTCAAATGTTCCTGGTAGATTTCCGTTTCTGTCCATATTTTCGCCAATCCAGGTCGGGAATACTGTTCCTCTACAAATTTCTTCGTTCACTTTCATATCAGTTAACGTAAGCACTTGCTCAGTTAATGACGTGTCATTTCCAGAAGAAAACGCACAAGCAGCAGCAACAACAGGGTCGCTAACACCTAGATTAGATATTACTGCTTTTGAATTTAAACCGTCTATTTGTCTTACATATCCTTTTGCTATCGTATCTGGTGATTTAACAGCAGCCGTCACATAAGGCAATGCTAATTTACCTGCATAGGTGTTATCAGTCACGGTTATATCAAACTGATAATCTTTACTTAAATTGTAGTTATTATTTGCCATTTTTAAAAATTATTTATTGTTTATGTAATATGCTGCTCTTTCTTTTGTTGACAGCTTCTTTAAATCAATAGTAGAATTAAAATGCGTTCCTTCAGGATTATATTTCAACCCCTCTGTAGCAGGTTCGCCACTTAACTCAACTATTTTGCCTTTAAGTTCTTCTATTTGTGTCATAAGTTCACCCATAACTTCAGAACTCATTTCTGTTTTATCTTCTTCTACTACTTCTTCTTCAGATAATTCTTCAGCAGATGCTTCTACTTTGTCAGCTTTTAAATCAGCTACAGCATCTTCTAAATTTTTAATTCTTTTTTCCATACCTTCCCAATCAGCAACATCAGCTTCTTCAGCTAATTCTGTTTCTTCTTCAGATAGTTCTGCTGACGCTTCTTCTTTTGGTTCTTCAACGTCCTCAGCTTCTTTTTCTTCGCCTAAATCTAAGATTTCAGATTTATCGCCTATTGTTAATTTATTGCCATTTTCCATAGTGTATGTTCCCGCTGCTAATGCTTCAGCTTCGCCGTCATCACCTACAGCAAATACTTTAGATCCGATCATAAATTGCTCATCTTCTGTAGCAATTACACGACCGTCGTCTAATTTCATTTCTGCATAGAATTTTACAGAATAAGATTTTGGTTCATTTTTCATTTTTAAGATATTTAAAATTTTTTCTAGTGTTCCCATAACATTAATAAATATAAAGGTGTTAAAATTGTTTATTTCTTTAGCGACTTACAGTCCTGTTTTTGATAGCAGCACATACTTTAGCAGCTACTTCTTCATTGCCATATTCTTGCATCTGGTCTTTGATACATTGGTTCCAAGAGTATTTTAACATAGCTTTACGTTTTGCATAAGCAACATATTCTAACATCTTGTATTTTCTTTTGCGTTTCTTATTTCCTGCTTCAGTATATTCAGCTTCACGTGTTGTTGCTGTAGCGTGGTCATCACAAGGCATATATAATTTAACGCCATCTACTAAATGTGCGTGTGATCCTGAACAACCTTTAAACATTTCAGCGTATAATTCAGCTTCTTCTTTATTTCTAAATAATGGTTCACCGTCTAATGCACCTACAGGTTGTAATTCATTCTCTAAAATCACGTCTTTGATTTTACCCATTATTACTTCATCAGGACAATCTAAACAAACCTCGTCTATTATGTCTTTCTTTCTTGATGCTTGAATTAGACGGTCAGTGAAATATCCTTCTATAGAAAATCCCCTAACCTCTTTATTCTTAATAGCATCCCATATTTCAGGATTATTTTCAGCAGATACTTGCACAAACCAAGTTCCAATAGGTAATTCGCTAAAACCATACATATTAGATTTATCGTATTTCTTATCTTCCTTAATCCAACTTTCTACGACAGTTAATCCCTGTATTGGCTCTTTGTGTTCAAACGTGTGATTATTGTTGTTTAAACTAGCCATAAATAGCTTCTGAGCGTGTTTAATCGTTTCTTTAGTAAAAAACACGTCATATTCTTCATTTGTATCTTTATCTAATCGTGGAATTTTTTTGTCAGGAATAAGGATAGCGCCTATTAGCTGTTTCTTTTCGTCATCTGCTTTTGCAAGTGATAAG